TATTAATCGTGTATGAGCTATCCGAGCAGCTCTAATTGTAATATAACGTCTAGCTTCCTCAGGGATACTACTATGCCAATCATTATTAGAATTAGAAGGGTATATAATTATGTTAGCTGTAGGGCTAAACAAATTTACAGGACCTCCTGTTACAAATTGATTAAAATACCATCCTTTACTCTGTACATCTGTATTTACCTCATCAATTATATTTAATGCTAGAGACGCTGTAGTCCCTTGAAGTGTATTTACAGGTGCTTCTCCGAGAACGGAAAGTACTATGTTTACTGACTCTTGGAGAGTCGTTGGGGTATTCCCTGATGGGTCTTGAATTGTAGGCATAATTATAAATCAGATTCGTGAGCTATAGTTCGTGAACCTACAGTATCTGTTGTATATTGTTCACTTTCTATAAATGAAATTGTATAGGAAACGTAACGTCTATTTTTATCTCTGTCTCTTATTTCGTTACGAGTCATTTTTAATCCTTCAGGCATTACATGTGAAGTATCTTGGTCTTTGGCATTATATTTATCCCATAAGTATCTTAATAGAATATGATATACATATCGTACATCACCTGATGTATTAGGTAAGGCATTAGCCATTGTAAAGTTACTAAATCCGTCAATACCTTTTCTACCATAGCTTTGACCTGTAACATCTCCTACAGCTTCTTCTAAATCTAAAGCTAGAGAGATATTTTCCTGACCACCCATACCACTATAAGTATAGTCACTCCCAAACCAATCTTGGGGGTTGTTAGAGTCTGTTGAATAATTGTGAGACATATTATAAAAAAGAAACCCCCATAGGAATAGACCTATGAGGGTTTCGAAGAGGGTTAATTAGTCAACTAGGACTGATACCGCACACTCAGGACGAAGGAATCCGTGTCCCATTGCATATTTAGCAACGAACAAGTGACCTTGTCTTTCGATTTGGTATTCAGACTCAGTAGCTAAGTCTAAGAGTTTAACAGTACCGATAGCTCCTTTAGTACCACCAATGATACCATAAGTTTCATTACCACCTGAACCTGTTACAAGTCCTGTGAAGTCGGAGTTATATCCTGTACCATTACCTGCAAGGATATCATTCTTTACTCCTGCATCGCCATCACCTGAAGCAGTAGAAGCTAAGTTACCTGAATTAGCAATACTTACTAAGTGGTTAGACTTGAATAAGCTAATACCTGCAACTTGAGGAACTACGCCTGAAGCAGTAGCACTCTCGAATGGGGACTTAACATTGAATCCACCAACTACGTCTGAAGTACCTCCGAATGCACCTGCATTAGATACAGCAACATTGTCAGAAGTGATTAACTTGTAGTATGTAGATGGAGCTAAGATAGCGAAACGTCCTTCTGATGGAGCTTCGTTCTCATCGAGTTTAGCAGCCATTGCATATAAGGAATCGATGATACCTTGAGCAGTAGAGTGGTCTACACCTGATGTGATACGAGTACCTGCAGCAGTAACACCTGAGATGTTAGCAGCAGCAGCAGAAGCACCAAATAGAGTCTTCATTGTAGCAATGTCGAAACGTTTAGCTAATGCTTTACCTAACTCTGATGCATAGATAGAACGGATATCATAGTGGTTCTTCATCTCATCAATGTTAGCCAAGAAGACTGAAGATACTAGCATATCATCAATGAAGATTTGCTTCTCTGTCTTTTGGATGTCTGATAAGTATTTAGAACTTCCACTTGATTCTGTTTCTAGGATAGAGTTACCGACTGTGTGATAGTCCGCTGAAGCGATACCTGTCACAGGGAATGAAGCAGACTTACCACTAGAAATAGTTCTAAGTGTTTGTAGTCCCTTCATGACTGTAGAAGTTTCGAAAGCTGTTAGAATCTCACCTGAGAAAACTTTCAGAAACAACGCATTTGTGTCACCACTAGCAAGATTTTGTCCTACACGTGATGCGGGTGTTGAGCTTGTTAAAGCCATAATTTATATTCTCCTATTAAGGGTTATTATTGTTAGTTTTGATTGGTGTACGTTTTCTCGGTCAGCTTTAATGTTATCCCTCGCAAGGGGCACTTCTTTACTTTGATTAGTACGGAAAGTCTTATTTTTTCTTCTTAGGAAAGCCCTTTTTCATATTACTGTAGGACTTAGAAGAAACTGTTGAATTCTTTTTAGAGCGACTGATTCCTAGTCGTTTACGTCTGTTTATATTTTCGTATAAGCTCATGTTAACATTTCCACTTTCTTAATGCTAAGGCTTTACGAGTGGGGCGACCTTTTGAGTCCTTCATAGGACCTTTAACACCACTCATACGAGCACAGAATGATTTCTTTCGTCCTGCTCGTTTACCTTTTGGGTTACTTTCGGTGACAGGTGCTTTTAAGTTAGAACCTGTTCTATTATTATAATAAGCACGACCTTTCGCACTTAAGCCCCCTGAAGGGTTCTTGTGCTCTTTTCTCATGCTTAATTTTTTTCTGCTCATAAAATTTATTTATAAAAACCATTGCTTTTGCATAATATCTTTCCAACCTTTGTTGTTTAATATCATCCACACGATAATGTACTCTTCGCCAAGCACCTCCTCCACCATTCCATATGTATAGTAGGTGAGATACTCTAAGAGTGTATCCTTGTGAAACTATATGATTTGCGTAGTGAGTGAGAACTACCTCAGCAATTTCTCTACTCTTCTCAATATCGAAACAATCCTCGTGCCGATACGTTTTACCACTAATACGATTGAAATCATCGACCATAATAGGAGTGATTTGATAATAGCCATAAGCTTTACCATTGTCTCCTTTAACATCGAGAGGAGAGTTCGCAGGCACTTCCCACAAGGGGATGAGGTGCACGAGTTCGTTGAGGGTAATTTTGGACAATTCATTTGCTTGTAAACTTTGTAAAGTTAATAAAAATATTACTAGAAATTTCATTCATATTATTTGATTGTCGATGACCCAAAATAGAAACCAACAATAGCTAGAACTGTTTGTCGTATCTCAGGCAATATAACGTAACCCTGTAAGGTTTGATATGTAGTGCTATTAAAGATACCAAAGAAGAAAGTAGAGTCTTTACCTACTGTAACTCCTTCAGGACTATGGGCTAATAAGAAGGGAGCAACAATAACTCCAAATAGAACTGTTACTACTATGACTCGTCTTACCCATTCTCCTCCACGTTTAGCTGCATTATTTTGACTTATGTCTGTAGCTTTCTGTCTTTTTAGAAGAGATTGTAAATTTGCTTGTTGGGCTTGTGAAAGTGTGCCTATCAATTTAAAGATAAACCCACTAGCCGAACCCCCAAGCATTGCTAATAATTCTGTACTCATAATTAAAATGCGTTAGAGACTGCTAGTCTTTGTTCAACTTGTTGACGATATGCAGGGTCATTCGCATAACGTGGGTCTGCCATAGCTTGAGTAATTTGAGCAGCAGAACCAAAAGGTTTAGCAGAGCTACCTGTAACTGACCCTTGAGTAACATTAGGTGGTTTTCCACCACTAGATACAAATCGAGCGTAAAGTCCTTGCACAGCCATTTTAGCTTGTTCAACACTTCCTTGAGTAACGACTTCATCATATGCATCTATTTCTGTTTCAGATAAATTTTCACTAGCCCAAGAAGACATTGCTTCATAGTTAGCTCCACCACCGACTACCTCTTGGACTTCAAGTTCCTGAGCTGTAACCATAGCTTGTTGTCCACTAATATATGTATCAACCATCTCTCTAGAAATCCCTGCTTTAGCAAGAGCATTATAATCTTTATCACCAAGTTCTCCTTTTTCTGCAAAGACTTCAGATGCTTTAGAGATGACATTGTCAACACTAGAGGTGTTCTGTTTATCTTGGGGTTCTGCATCAACTTTGTCTTCATCTGATGCGGACTGTTTTTTCTCCATTTCACCATAGGCTTTAGCCATATCTTCAGGAGATTTAAATTTCTCAGGTAACCAATCAGGACGCTCTTCGGCTACTTCATTCTTAGCTTCAGCGTTCTCTGCATCTTGTTTAATTGCTTCCTGCATTTCTAATTCTTTTTCAAGAGAAATATTTTCTTCCTCTGTTTTCTCGTTAATACTGACTTGTTGTAGTTCAGCCATAATTATTGTTCCTCGCTTTGTTGTTGTTTAATGTTATCAGAAACTGCTCGAATACCTGCAGGACCGAGTTTCTCAGTCATTTGCATTTGTTGAGCTTGTTGCTGTTCACCTTGAATTTCTTCAACTGATTTGATAAGACCTTGTGTCTTAATTCCTAGAGCGGTTGCTCTACGACTAAAGTATTCACTTACATTGACGTGTTGAGCTACAGCGTCAGGACCGACTACTTGAGTAGCTCCTTGTAAGAACATATCTAATTTTTGTAAATCATGTCCTCTACCTAATGCTTCTACCCCTGTAATAATAACAGGGTTAACAATATCTTTAGGTAGCTTAGGTAATGATTTCTTTTTATTCATTACTGACATTAGTCTATGTACCATTGGCATCTGTAACTCAGTACTTAGTAAAGAGTATAGACCACCCAAGGCAGACTCTAGTTCTTGAGATAACATACGTATCTCTTCTGCAGTAACACGTTCAGCCTGTCTAACGACACCTGAAGTTAATAAGAATGCATGACCTAATCTATCTTTGATTGTGTTGATTGTTTCCTGTGCAACACGAAAGTCATTAAATTTGTTTAATTGAAGAACACTAACATCTTGAGCGTTACCTTGAGTGATTGCACCGTTTGGACTGTCTGCTAATGTTCTAGCCCTTGTAGTACCATTTGGGTTAACTAGGAATAATACTTTAGCTGCAGCAGCACTACCCTCAACAATAGATTGAGTAAGTGTTTCTAAACTCTGTAAGTCTCCTAAGTATTCTTCTACATACCCTCGACCATAATACTCACCATCAATTCTAGAGAACCTTAATGGTATATATGGATTTTTATCTAAAGGATAATATCCCTCTGAGTCAGGTAAACGTACTCCATGTATATCTTGGTACACATGCCATTTATTATCTTCTCTACATATAGCTGTATATATATCACAATCATCATCTCCTGATTTACCTTCATAGTTAGCTCCGATTGCTTCTTTAATATTATTATCTAAGGTTGCGTAGGATACAGTTTCTTTCGTAGCTATTTTTAAGATGTTACCCATAGGGTCACGCTCTACAACATATCTATCTAAATGAAATACTCTTAAACCACCTTCATCAGGTAAATATACAAGAGCATTACCTGTAACGATAAGATGTTTAAGTGCTTCATGGACACCAACTCTATAGGTCTCTCTACTGATTTCGTCCATCACAGAATCTTCGACTTGCTGTAAGGCAGTCTCTATACCTGTAATCATTTCTTCAGGAGCACCTTCGGCTTGTAATCCATACTTGTCTACGTTAAGACGGAAAAATGGGGCATTGGGAGGTAGGAGTGCTAGTAGTAATTTTGAAGCGAGGTTATTCACTCCTCGTGCCCCAATGCCTTGAAAGGGGGTATGTAAACGACTATGTGAGCCAAAGCCTTCATCAGGCATTATATACGGAAGGGTAATTCTAGAAGCTTGTCTTGCTCTTGTAAGATAACTATAGCGGTTAGCTTCAAGGTTTGTATATAATGATTCGGCTGTATTATGCATTATTCTTCTTCAGTTAATAATGTAACAGATTCTACTGTTGTCTCATCTTCTGTTAATGTTTCATAGTTTGTAACATCTAAAGCCCAAGTGCCGTCTGCACATGGAGTAGGCGAACTATAATAACGAGTGCCACTACCTATTTTGTAGTAGGCATAACCACGAGATTGACCTTCGGTAGCGGCTCTTTCGAACCCTTCTTCCTCTGTGTCAAACACGATGTACTTAGGGGTGATTGTTTCTTCTGACATGATTAGTAAATACTATATTGATTGTTAATGTTAGCTTCGATTGCTAAAGTGTTAATTCGTTGGTCTTTTTCAAAAAAGATAACTTCTGATACTCTTCCGTAAAAAGGGTTAGTTTGTTGAAATGTTCTTTCAGCCATTATTGAAATCTTTCCTTGACCTAAATTTTTTGAAGCGTGGGGTATAGGTGCGTCAGGTTTAGTATCAGTTGAGGTTACTCCATCTTCCCTAGCAATTAATCCTACACCACTTTTAAAATGTCCTGATATAAGGTGTTCACCATAGATTGAATTATACGCATATGAATCAGTAGGGGTCATAGCAAGGAAAGCAGATGCACTACTTGAACTTCCTCCCCCTGTTTGGTTTCCATCAGTATTGTTTAAGACGAGACGTGCACCACCTACGTTTTTTAACATCATTCCACCATAACCTGCAGCTCCTGCAGCTCCTCCACTACTAAATATAGTACCTTCATTAGTGCCCCCATCACTATTAGTTTGTTCATACAAGGCAAATAAAGAATATTCAGTTAATGCACCATCAGTTTGTGTTGGATTATGTTCTGATGCAAGTCCTGCTCTCTGAGTAGTCCCACTACCTGATTGGCGACCCGCTTGGTGTAGTGCTATAGTTCCATTCTCAGTTTTTGTTAGGTTACCATTACGAACAATATATGGTTGAGCAGGTTCTTCGTCTTGAGAAGCGTGCCTGTCGTTTCCACTTTGGTCGTACCAAGTTTCTACGAAACCATCACGAGCTATGCGAGATACTTTGAAATTAGATAGTGTAGCCGTTTTAGTTCCAGCATTAAATTGTATATTTAAATGAGTTGTTGTACTTCCAGTACCAACATTGTTATTAATATCAATACTATTAAATCCATTGTTAATAGTTAGTAAGCTACC